GTTTCATTGAGTTTCATAGTACTTGTGGTTTAGTCTTTGGTCTCCAGGGGCCCCCCGATCCTCAACAGCCTTAGCTGCAGGGACCGACGTCACTGCCTTCCACCTAAACCTCCCCACGTTCCTTAATCCACTCTCCTTTCCCAAAACCCGAATCGTCTCATTTAGATTCGGGCACCAACCTGACTTATCCGTGGTCAATGGTCTCGACTAGCCCCTTTAACAGGGCATCGTCGGATCGGAGCATGGCCTCACAGACGGTTGGTGACAGGGTTCTTCCCGCTGTCTTCCTTGTACGCATGAAACTGATCATGAGCTCAATCGGACTCATCCTCTTCGGATGATCGAGTCCAAACTCATGATTCGACAGTTCTACCAGGGCGTCAATCCTAGCAGCATATTCTCCGGCAGGCGAGCCGCAACTCGCCAAGTCTCTCTTTTGCTTCTCCTCCCAGGCTCTGGCGTAGACACTGAGGATTTTCTCCTCATCCAGAACTTGGTTTTTCTCTCGCACGACTTGAGACCAGGACTTCACGTCACGCTGGATCTCAATCTTGCTTCTCTTAAGGTCCTTCTTTCGATAATACAGGGCCTCAAAATCCACAAGCCGCCGAAGTCTTCCTACTTCGGCATTCGCGCTAGCAACCTCTTCCGTGCGGGTCAGGTTATACCCGTGCGGTTTCTTTTCAACAGGGAAAAGGTTGGGTGCCGTTTTACGTTCGGAGGCTGGACCTGAACATAACGCGATCCGGATCTTCTTATCCCGCCGACACTCACTGACCAGTGTAGGATCCAATCTACACAGAAACTTCTGCTTCTGCTTTGAGAGAACGTTAGCATTGCGCCTAACGACTCCCACGAACCCTTCCTTTGTCCGAGTGCTCTGGGATGCAAACCCAAGCACATCGCTCACTTCAGGCCGCATCAGCAACGCGGCACAATTTACTTTCTTTTGCAGACGGCCGTCCTCGAAAAGCGTAGAATTAATCTCCGCTTTGGACGGGCTCTGCATTGTCTTTTCCTTATTGATGATCAGTCCGACCTCACTTCCGTGAAGACTGATTCTATCAAATAACGAGAGGTTCTGCGGGGGCCAGATCCCCCTCACCTGCTCGTCCCACCCTCCCTTACTACCGCCATTTCTTTTGTCATGAGCGCAGGCGGGTTCCTTCGTTAGCTGGTCATCGCCGTTTATCATACAGCGATGGGCCGTCCACTCCTTGAACGGCACTTCACCGTGCAAGTACAGGTCCGTCAGTGCGAGGTCGTGTACCGTCTTATTGATAAGACAGAGCAACGGAAAGCTCATTACACTTCCCATCGGCTGTCCTGTCGTACAAATCTCGCCATCCCGGGCTAGGCGTAATTCGCCCAGGACTTTGAGGCAACGGACCTCCTCCTCCGACAACGTTCCCTTACTTGCTTCGATCAGCACGTCCACGGCCGC